GTAGTGTGGTGGAGAGTTCTTCTTTTCCTCTCCGGTTGCCGCCCGTAGCGGTTAAGCCCCCGAAGATCAATTTCTTCGGGGGCTTATTTCGTTTAATGGACTTATTTTAAAATAAAGTTGACAACCATTAACAACGATTGTATTGATTACCTAATCGCAGTTTGTTATTCATAAAATTTTAAGGTGTTTCGTGCGCGAGTTCTTTACTAGCCTGATCCCAGATAAAAGTGACACGCTCTTATTTATAGGTATGGGGACTCTTTTTTATGGAATCTACCAAATGCACATTCCCTCTGCTTACATAACTATTGGTGTGTTGACCATTGTTATTGCGGCATTACCTTTCTTTGCCCCGGCTATTAAGGCTCCATAATGCCATTACTTTCACCTATACGTGAAATTAGAGCCGCTGGCCCGACAGTCGGCACCACCGGAGATCCTGCTTTATTAGGGATGTTTAGGGGAGACCCAACTAATTCTGCTCAGAATGTCAATTCAACCACAGCCCTCAAGATCTCTACAGTATACGCCTGTGTAACCCGCCGCGCTAAAACTCTCGCCACACTCCCATTACAAATAAAAAAACGAACAGATGACGGGGGATCTGAGGTAGCTTATAATCATCGCCTTTATAATCAGTTAATGAAGAATCCTAACAATTGGCAGACAAGATATGATTGGCTGTTAATGTGCCACGGTCATGTTTTGTTGCGCGGTAACGCTTATAATTATATTGTTTATCATCCTGGCCGACAAACTAATGAATTAATCCCAATGGACCCTGACCGGGTTTGGCCGTTCATTATCGATACAAACGGTGCCACATATTTCATTAACGACAATTCCCCCGCACCTCCTCCTGGCTCTAAGCTCTATTATCAGTACTTTCCTATTAATGGGGAAGTTGTGGTTCTATTACCGCACGAAGTCTTGCATATAAAAGGCTTCTCGACCAATGGCATTGTGGGCAAGAATGTGATTCAGATTATGCGTGAATCTGTCGGTCTTGCAATGGCTGAAGAAGAGCAGGGCGCAAGATTGTTTAGTAATGGTGCTCAAATTGGGAAAGTGTTTACCCACCCAAAAGCTTTAGGTGATGTAGCTTATAAGCGTTTGAAGAAAGAGCTTAATGATAATACAGCCGGTGTTGCGAACGCTCATAGGACTTTGCTTTTAGAAGACGGCATGAATATGGAACAGGCGACTTTGACTATGCAAGATGCTCAATTTCTTGATAGTAGAAAGTTTCAAGTTGAAGATCTTTGTAGTTATCTTGATGTTCCGCTGATCTTAATTCATCGCTCTGGAGATAAGAACCAAACCTTTGCTTCATCTGAAGTTATCAAAAGTATCTTTGTTGATTTTACAGTTAACTCTGATTGTACTAATTGGGAACAAAATTTAGATAAAACACTTCTGTATGATTCTGAAAAATCTCAGTATTTTATTGAATTTGATCTAAAAGCGTTGATGCGCGGAGATACAACCGCTCGGACTAAATATATTAAAGGTCGTTTTGAAACTGGATCATGGTCGCCCGATGATATTCGACGTTATGAAGGCGAACAGGCAACCGGAACCGAAGAAGGGAAAGCTTATTATGCTGGTCCTGGGACAATGCCTTTAAAGTTGGCCGGACAGCAAACAAATTCAACTAATTCTGAACCTAAAGAGCCTGTTATTAAAAAAGATGGGGATGACGATGACGAAGATTAGTGTGAAGTTGTTTTTTATGATAATGGCTCTTCTTGGGGTTGGTGGAATTTTAGGATGGATAGTGAACGGCTTTAAGATGAAGGCCGAGGTGGTTATGCGAAAAGATTGTGACGGTTTACGGTCTTCTTGTAGTCATAATAACGCTGAAGCGTTTAAAGCTATTTGGAATGATGTGAAATCATTAGGAAATAAAATTGATGCGTTGGGGGATCGCATTTCTGACGCATTGGTTGAGATAGCGAGGAATAGATGATGAAAGGACATCCAGAAATCATAGCGATGCTCAATACTCGTTTGTCGGAAGAACATGCCGCTGTTCAGCAGTATTCGGTTCACGCCTCCATGTGTGGCAATTGGGGTTATAGCCGGTTAGCTGCTTACTTTTCGAGCAAGGCCGACGAAGAGCGTAAACATACTTATGAATTGATGGGTCGTATCTTGTTTCTTGACGGTATCCCTGATTTCGTTGATATGACCACTGTTAAAATTGGTGCAACCGTTCCTGAGATGTTTCTTGCTGATCAAGAAGCAGAAATTGCAGCCATCGCCGGTTATACAGAATCTATTGACATTTCGGTGAAATTAAAGGATTATGCGACTCGAAACTTAATGGAGCATTTGCTAATCGAAGAGGATGGCCATTTAGCTACCATTGAAGATAACATTGCACAGATTACCCAAATGGGTATTGAAAATTATTTACCTATTCAAATAGGAGCTGAAAATGGATGAAATGGAACGTAGAACGATTACAGTCGAGCTTAGAGTTGTCGCCCCTGCGTTGGGTAAAAAATCTCCCACAATTACAGGGTATGCGGCCAAGTTTAACACCCTGAGTTCTCCAATGCCCATCATTCGAGAGGGTAAAAAGATCGGTACCTTTAGGGAACAATTACTTCCCGGTTGTTTTGCGGCGGCGTTGGGTACTTCTGACCCAAGATGTTTGATTAATCACGACCCTAATTTGATTTTAGGTCGAAAGAGTTCAGGTACGTTACGACTTGTGGAAGATGAGATTGGGTTACGTTTTGAGAACGACCCGCCTAAAACTTCTTATTCAACAGATATCCAAGATTCAATGACACGCGGTGATGTAAATCAATGCTCGTTTGGGTTTAATGTTGCTGAAGGCGGTGACAGCTATGTTAAAGATCCAAACGTGGCCGGTGGTTATATTCGATCAATCAACAATGTTGAAAAATTGTTTGATGTGAGTCCTGTCACATACCCTGCTTATGACGATACCAATTGCGCGGTCCGCTCTATTGTGGGAAAACTTCAGGATGAGGAAGAGAAAGTCGCCAAAGCAATTAAGCAAGAAGAAGAAGATGAAATTCAACGTAATAATAATTTTAAGCGCAGGCAGCTTGAATTGGCTGAAATAAGCGTGTAACTACCGAAAGGTAAAAATTGTACCAATAAGGTACATAAGGAGACAATGATGGCTGAGAAATTGAAAGAGTTACATGAACTGCGTTGTAAATCGATAGCCGATGCGCGAAAGTTAGTTGATGCCGCTGACAAAGGAAAGCGTGATATGACTACTGATGAAGAAACTCAGTACGACGCTTTTATGGGTGATGCGAAACGGTTTATGACGGACATTGGACGTGTGACCGAACTCGAAACAGAAGAGCGCCGTACTGCTGAGATGGCCGCTGCTCATGCCGGTGAAAGTGCCGGTGGTGAAAAACGAGATATCGCTCCTGAAGTTGAACTCCGGACAAGAGCATTTCGTAACCTTTTAATGGCTGGTCCCGAAGCCATGTCACCGGAAGAGGCACGTAGTCTTGTTACCGGTAGTGATACGCAGGCCGGTTTCTTAAACGCCCCTCAAGAGTTTGTTCAGCAGTTGATCAAACGGGTAGACGATGAAGTGTTTCTTGAGAAAAAGAGTACCGGTTTTACTACAACCAATGCCAATGGCTTAGGTTTCCCGACTCTCGAAACCGATCCTAACGATTTTGAAATGATCTCTGAGATCAAAGCGGCTCCTGAAGATACCTCTATCGCATTCGGCAAACGTGAGTTCAAACCGCATCTTGCTAAGAAGCTGATTAAAATCAGTGATAAAATGCTTCGGTCTGACGGTATGGATGCTGAAGCCATTGTTCTTGCCAGAGCTACTTATAAACTCGGTATTACAAAAGAGAATAAGTATTTGCTCGGTACCGGTAATCAGGAACCTCTCGGTTTGTTTGTTGCCAGCGCAAAGGGTATTCCGACTTCTCGGGACATCTCAGCCGACATGACAGCCACCGACTTCACCCCCGATGCCTTGAAGAATGCCAAGTACAGCCTCAAGGCTCAGTATATGAAACTTGCCGAGTGGTTGTTTCATCGTGACGCTGTTGCCAAGATCGCCAAGCTTAAAGATGGCGAAGGTCGGTACATGTTTGAAACCAGCAATACTCCTGGCGCTGTTGACTCGTTGCTTGGACGCCCGATCAATATGTCTGAGTATGTTCCCAATACTTTTACTGCCAGTCAATATGTGGGCTTGTTTGGTGATCTTTCCAAATACTGGACCGTTAACTCCCTGGCTCTTCGCATCAAGCGATTGAATGAGTTGTATGCAGTTACATCCGAAGTCGGCTTTGTGTTTGAAGTTGAGTTTGATGGAATGCCGGTGTTGGATGAAGCTTTCAGTCGTCTCAAAACTGCTGCTTCTTAATCGTCGATTTTTGATTGAATAATGCCCCGTTTCGGCGGGGTTCGTTAAAATATTTTATAAGGAGATTATCATGAACGCATTGACGAATTTGAAGATCACTCAGTTGCTCGGCTATTTTGCTGCTGGCACTACTGCCAAAAAGGGTGATATGCTCGATATGGCTGGTTTTGAAGGTTGCCTGTTTATTTTCCAGATGGGGACTCTTATTGAAGCAGGAACTTTGGTTGCCAGTATAAGCGGCAATACGACTTCAGTTACAGGTGGAACTGCTTTGGATGCCACTGCGTCCCATACGGTAACGGCTGTTACTGCCGCTCTTACTCAGTCGGCTCTTGCGATTGATGTTTATCAGCCCGAACCTTCTCTGAACCGTTATCTTGAAGCCATTATCACACCGGCTGTTCAGAATGCGGTAATTCTCGGGATCACAGCTATTCAGTATGGTGGTAAACTCAAACCCGAAGATGTTACGGATCTGCTTGCCTCAACTTTGGCCACAAGTCCTCTGCCCGCTTAATTGAATTCAAACCTGTAGAGGGGCAACCCATCGCCCCTCGCGTTAAGGAGTAGTTATGGCACGTTCAGTAAAGAATTATGACGAACAGGGTGGCAACAAAACAGTTATTGGGGGTGAACTCCAAATTTTGGATGACGCTATCATATCTGTTCTCGGTACCGCTGCTGGAGGTGGTTTATCGCCTGCAATTTGGGGCGATATTCCGTTACTTCAAATGGCCGTTGACCCCTCCCTTGGTGTTGTCGCCGGTGATGACTTTGCTCACCTTTCTGCCGATGGTTTTCCTTATGAAATCGTTGGTGCAAACGGTACATTTTTACCGCTTGCCGGTCAGCAGTATGGTGTTGCTGAAGCAGTAGCAACCGGCACTGATAACGACGAGGCTGTTGTTTCCAGTAATAACAATCTTGCCGGTATAATCAAGGCCAATGCGGATGATGATTGGGCTTTTGAAGCTCGGGTTATGATCAATCAGATCACTACTGCCCAGGGTGTCTTTGTCGGTCTTTCCGAAGAAACTGGAAGTGGTGCTGACTTCATGACTGATGACACAATGGCTATGAAGGTTCTGGATAGCATTGGTTTTCAGATTGTTGCAGCAACTGACATCGCTGCTATTTGGCAAACTGAAATCACTTTGAATGGTGGTGCCAGAGTTGCTGTTGCCGCTGCCGCTGCTACTGCTGCCGTTGCTTATGTCAAACTTGGCATGAAATGTGTTGACGGGACTGTGACCTTTTATGTTGATGGCCTCCCCCTCGACGATACAATCGCAAGTTCGGCTACCAACTTTCCGTTGGATCAGGTTCTTCAATTCGTCCTCGCTACCAAGTGTGGAACCGGCGTTGAGAACTCTGTCATAATCGATTGGTGGAAAGCTGCACAACTTCGCTAACGGGTGATTTGATGTATGTAAAACGAATTAGCATACTGCTCACCACCCTTGCCGATGGATCGGTTGTGGCGTATTCCGAAGATAATATCACCGGACGTATTGTTGATATTTCTTATGTGAAGACCGATTTCGCTGATGGGGTTGATTTCGCCGTTACTGGAGATGTTTCTGGTAAGAACATTTGGACCCAGGCCAATGTGAATGCGGCCCAGGCAGTGGCCCCTAGACAGCCTACACATACCGCTGCTGGGGTGGCTATCCTTTATGCCGCTGCTGGGGAACCTGTTCACGATTATATTGCATTAGCTGATGAGCGTATTAAGGTTGTTATAGCCTCCGGTGGTAATGTCAAGACCGGCGAACTCATCATAACTATTAATTAGCTCGGGAGCCGGTCTTTTTGACGGCTCAATCATTATCGGAGGAAAAAATGCCAAAAGATAAAACGTTCGATGTTAAAATGAAAACCATTTCAGCAGGACCGGAAGGATCTTTCGGGATAGGCAAAGTTAAGCCTTGTTCTACAAAAGCCGAAGCCGAAGCCTTAATTACGGGTGGTTTTGCTGAAAGGGTAACGGCTAAAGCTGCTTGGCCCACTTCCGAAAAGGCTGTAACTGGCCCCGAAGAAACTCGCAAGGCTTTGATTGCGAAGGTTGAAGCCGCGAAGGTTGAAGCCGCGAAGGTTGAAGCCAGAGCCAACATGACCGTTGTTGAAGCAATTAACATGTTGGACCCCGCTAACGCAGAACACCGAACTGATGACGGTAAACCAAAGGTTACGGCTATTGAGAGCATCCTGGGTCGGCAGATTAGTGCCGCTGATCGTGACATGGCTTGGGAACAAATTTCAAAGTCAACCGACTAACACATCCACCATTCTCTTTAATAACCTGGGGTTAAAATGACCGAAGATATTGAAAAATATAGGCCGAGAACAGGTCGGGTTATTAAAGAGAATGGCGAACTCATCAATGTGGGCGATGCTCTCACTGATGGTAGTGCCCTCGTTCGACTTGCAGATTCTGTTGGAAATCTAATAACGCCCGACAATCCATTATATGCAACTGATATTGATAACGCTCATAGGGGATCTGTAAACAGTGTTTTTGGTGATAAGATTATAGGAACAAGAGTCCCAAGTATAGCCGCACAATTTCAATACGGTTTAAGGGCTGATGATGCTGTTGTTGATGTGGTCGGCAGTGGGACGACGCAATTTTCAGATGCAATGTTAATTTTGAACACTGGCACTGACGCGGATGGGCACATTGGTATTCAGGGAACAGACTATGTCAGGTATGTTCCAGGTCATGAGGCTTATGCTTTTTTTACTTCTGTGTTTGCCCCGGCTGCTGCCAATAATATTCAAAGGGTCGGTCTGTTTGATTTTGATTCTGGAAACGGAA